CGGTTATTGACGTTATTCAATCGGTTATTCGTAACACGACAGGTGCTGGTAACACGCAGCAATATGACCTGACGATGGAACGGGTAAGCCGTGAGTACTACACTAACATCCCGAACAAGCTGACACAGGGCCGCCCTGTTCAGCTTTTTGTGGACCGCCAGATTATCCCTGTCTTATATGTATGGCCTGTTCCAGATCGTACATACTACATGGAAATCAACAAGCTTGTGCGTATGGATGATGCCTCTGCTGGTATCAATACGATGCAGATGCCGTTCAGGTTTTACCCATGCTTGGCTGCTGGTCTGGCCTATTATCTTGCTATCAAGAAGGCTCCTGATCGTGTTCAGATGCTGAAAGCAGTGTACGATGAGGAGTTTATGAGGGCAGCAACGGAAGATAGGGATAGGGCTTCTTTGAGTCTAACTCCGGGAAGAAGCACCTATCGTGTGCTGACATGACAGGTTTTGCTGCTGGTTCAAGGGCCATTGCCCTATGCGACCGCTGCGGCCTTCAATACCGCCTTTTGCAGTTGAAGAAAGAGTGGAACGGTCTTAAAACCTGCACGGAATGCTGGGAGGCAAAGCATCCGCAGCTTGATCCACGCTACCCTCCAACGGAGCCACAGGCTTTGTGGGAGCCTAGACCTTCTCGTAAAGAGCCGATTGATGTTCCTGTCGGGGATGAGATTTTTCCGTTTATGCCCAATGAGTTCAGTACTCTTCAGGGTGTTATGCAGATTGGTATTGTTACGGTGGGGATAACCTAATGACGGCTTGGACATATGCTACGCTCGTGCAAGCCATCAAAGACTTCACGCAGTATGATGAGACAACCTTCAATACTAATATCCCCACGTTCATTCAGAACGCGGAAGAGCGTATTTTATTTTACGTTGATCTAACCTCGTTCCGTAAGAACCAGACGGGTAATCTTACTTCCGGCAACAAGTACTTGGCCGTGCCATCAGATTATGTCTCGGCATTCAGTCTAAGTGTCACTTCAAGTGGTTCTAATATATTCCTTCTTCAGAAGGACGTTGAATATTTGCAGGAATATAACCCTACCGATGCGACAGGTGTTCCCAAATATTATGCTGTTTTTGATATAAACACGTTCATGATTGCCCCTGTTCCATCAAGCGCATTGGCTGTTGAACTTCATTATTACTATCGTCCCCAGAGCCTTACGGCTACGACTGGGTCTGATACAACATGGATCAGCAACTATGCTCAGGAAGCTTTGTTATATGGCAGCTTGATTGAGGCTTACATATATATGAAGGGTGAAGCTGACCTTATTGCCTTGTATGACAATAGGTTCAAGGAAGCTATAGATCGCCTCAAGAACTTCGGAGAAGGTCGTGAGGATGTGGATGCCTATCGTGATGGGCTTATTAGAGTGAAAGCGACATAATGTTAACGCAAGCAATGACGACTGGTGCATTTAAGGTGGATGTAGCGACCTCGGATAATGGGGGACATCCACCAGAATTTTGGGCAAAGCGGGCCGCTGAACGCATTGTTCAAGTTGCTGACACAGCGCATCCCGCAATTAGGGATCAAGCTAAAGCCTTTCAACATCAGATAGAACAGGTTATACTAGACCACATAAAACGTGCTATAAGCTGTGATCGGACGACCGTAGGCCATATGGTTGAGGAAGCCGGTCATCCCCGACTCGCTGAACTTTTAAGGAGGCCATGATGGCTTTTACTGGTAATTTTATGACGACCTCGTTCAAGCTTCAGCTTCTGAGCGGGATTCACGCAATTGGAACGACGGTTGTTCGTGCTGCCACAACGGCTGACACGTTTAAACTTGCTTTGTATACATCGTCCGCAACGCTTGATGCTACGACGACAGTCTATTCCGCAACGAACGAGACAACCAATACAACGGGTACGGCATACACTGCTGGTGGTAATACGCTTACCTCTGCTGTTACCTCTTCTTCTGGTACAACAGCTTTTGCTGACTTTGCCGATTCGTCTTGGTCAACTGCGTCGTTTACGGCTCGCGGTGCATTGATCTATAACTCAACCCAAGGCAACAAGTCTGTCTTGGTATTGGATTTTGGATCGGACAAGACGGCATCTGCTGGTACTTTCACGATCATTTTCCCAACTGCTGATGCTTCCAACGCTATCATCCGTATTGCGTGATGAGTAATGACCGATGCAATCGTAGCATTTGAAGGATGGTCTAGGTCTCAAGGTTGGGGCTTAGGTGCGTTTGGAAGTGGTGCTATTGATATTGGTGTAGCAACTGGTGCTGTAGGCACTGTTGATTTCCAATACGATGCCAACGTAAGCGTCACTGGCGTTTCTGCGACTGGCGCAGTTGGAACAGCCACTGTCACGGCTGATGCCAACGTAAGCGTCACTGGCGTTTCTGCGACTGGCGCAGTTGGAACAGCCACTGTCACGGCTGATGCCAACGTAAGCGTCACTGGCGTAGAAGCATCTGGTCAAGTTGGAACAGCCACTGTCACGGCTGATGCCAACGTAAGTGTCACTGGTGTCGAAGCCGCAGGTGCGGTTGGAACTGTTGATTTTCAATACGACGCTAATGTCAGCGTCACGGGTATCACAACTTCGGGGCAGGTTGGCGATGTCACTATTGAGAGCGTCAACCTCATCGATGTCACTGGCGTTTCTGCGACTGGACTTGTTGGCGATGTCTCTGTATACACAGAGTATAATGTTCTCATAACAGGCGTTTCTGCCACAGGATATGCAGGACAAGTGCTTGTTTGGGGGCAGATAATTCCCTCACAGTCTGCAAACTGGGTTTCGATTGCACCAAATAACAATCCGGGGTATACTCCCATCACACCTTCCCAGTCCCCAACTTGGACTCAGATAGCCGCTTAAAGGTTTAAACATGGCAAGTACATATTCAACCAACCTTGCTCTCGAACTCATCGGCACGGGCGATCAGTCTGGAACGTGGGGGACCACCACCAATACTAACCTTGGAACGCTACTTGAACAGGCTATTGTCGGTTACACGACTCAGGCTTTAGCGGGTGCTGGACCAACGGCTATTACCATTCCAAATGGTGCCACGGGCGTAGCACGTAACTATGTCTTAGAATTTACGGGAAGCCCGACGGCGGGGCATAATGTTACCGTTCCCGCAGTTCAGAAATCATACGTTCTCTTTAATAATACCACAGTATCTATTGTTGTTAAGGTATCGGGTCAAACTGGTATCACGATGGCAGTTGGCAAGAAGGCCATTGTGTACAACAATGGCACAGACATTATCGAGGTTGCCAACGCTCCTGTCACGGAAGCTGGTACACAGACATTAACTAACAAGACACTCACGGCTCCTGCTTTAACGGGTACGGTTACGTCGAGCGGCGACATTAGCATGTCTGGAACGGGGCAGCTTAAACTTCCTGCCAGTACAACTGCTAACCGCAGTGGTTCACCTACTTCAGGTATGCTTCGTTTTAATACAGACAGCACGGCTTTTGAAGGTTATAATGGTACTGCTTGGGCGTCAGTTGGTGGTGGCGCAACGGGCGGCGGCACGGATTCCATTTTCTGGAACAATGGTCAGACAGTCAATACATCTTATAGTATACCTGCTTCAACAAACGCTGGCACATTTGGTCCAGTTACTGTATCTTCATCTGCGACGGTTACTATTCCTTCGTCATCAACTTGGACGGTAGTTTAATGGGTAGTTTAGCACTTAACGGCGCAACATCAGGTCAAGTCACGATTTCACCACCAGCAGTGGCGGGTACGCAGACGCAGACCCTGCAAGCCGCCTCTGGTACGATTCCTTTGATTAACTCATCCGGTGCTATAGTGAACACTGGCCCGTTTTATGTTAACTATCAAACCGTATCAACTTCGTATACTATACCATCTGGATATAGCGCAGTATCAGCCGGGCCAATTTCTGTGTCCTCTGGTGTGGCGGTGACGGTTCCCGGCGGTAGCAAGTGGGTGGTCCTATGACAACGATCCTTAACGCATCCACCTCATCCGGTCTTGTAGCCACTGCGGATAACAGTGGCATTATCCAATTGCAGACCAACGGAACCAATACAATCAACGTCGCTACGACGGGGTTAACGACAATTGCATATAACGGCGCAAACGCTGGTTTGATTCCGGGGCAGCAAATTTATGTCACCAATTCTGGGTATGTTGGGTCAAATTCATCTTCTGCGCAAAGCATTTTTGGTGTGGGTGTAACTCTTTCTGCGTCAACGCAATATGCATTTGATATGGCTTTTGTTTTATCAAAAACCGCCGGAACAACATCACACACATTAGCACTTGGTTTTGGCGGCGGAACAGCAACATTTAATAATTTTCTATGCCAAGGACTTTGGAATAGCACAGGCAGTGCATTTTTGTCTGGTAATAATGCGGGTGCAAATTCACTTGCTCTTAATGTTACAACATCAACTGTTATATCAGGGGCGCAAACAAGCGCTGCATTAAGTTTGTACTTTGTAATAAATGGCATTGTTTCTATTAACGCTGGCGGCACATTTATTCCGCAATATACGCTTTCAGCCGCTCCCGGCGGAGCCTATACAACTTATTCTGGGTCATACATGAGAATTTACCCACTTGCGGCATCTGGTTCTAACGTATCAATAGGAACATGGGCATGAGCAGTATTACCCTTAACGGCGACACAAGCGGCTCAGTCCAACTTACCGTTCCAGCAGTAGCGGGAAGCAGCGTCATCACGGTCCCATCGGGAACGGGTACAGTTGCGGTGCAGGGTGTGTCTACGAATATTGTGTCGGGTACTGTTCAAAATAGTACTTCAGGAACGGCTATCCTGTTCACTGGCATCCCATCATACGCAAAACGCATTACAGTGTTGATGAGAAATATTTCTACAAGCGGAACAAATAGTATTCTTGTACAAATTGGGTCGGGTTCTGTTACGACAACGGGATATAATGCTGCGGGGAGCGGAAATATTAATAGCGTTGCCCCCGCTTTAGTAACTTCAAGTTCTGGTTTTCCAATATATTTTGATACTGCTGCGGATGCACGTTCAATTGTAATGCAGATTTATCTTTCTGATTCTTTTAATTACTTAGCAAATCACACCGGAGGCGGGTTAACAAATCGTGGTTTTACTGTTTACGGTGGCGGTTCTGTTACTTTATCTGGCGCATTGGATCGTGTAAATATTACAACCGTTGGCGGTACTGATACTTTTGACGCTGGCTCCATCAACATCCTTTACGAATGAGATAATCCATGACCACCATAGTTGACGGTTCTAACGGCGTATCGTTTCCAGTAGGTGCTGGCGGCACATCTGCGACGCAAAATGCTTCATCAAAAGTATTGCAGGTTGTTAATTCTGTTTTGAACACAAGTACTTCATCTACAAGTACGTCGTTCATTAATTTGTTAAGCCTTTCTATAACACCATCATCAACCAGCAGCAAAATTCTTTTGACTTTTACGGGTAGTGGCGCAGCAACAAACAGTTTTCAAGTTCAACTTGTAAGAAATTCAACTGCAATTGCATCCGGGACAGGCGCAACCAATAATGTAACATCTGGATTTATAACCACGGCAGGTGCTACTTCTGTTGCGAGTTATAGTTCAACCTATTTAGATAGCCCAGCTACAACATCCGCCATAACTTATTATGTCCAAGCAAAAACTGATGCTGGTACTTTTTATATTAACCAAAGAAATGATACTTTTATAAGCACTATTACAAGTTTGGTCGCAATGGAGATTGCACAATGAAACTTCATGACGCTATTTTCCAACTCAATCAAACTGTTGTCACTATTCGTGACATGGATGCGTTTGACGCCAATGAAAACCCTGTAGCATATGACTTGGCGGCGGCAGAGGCATTGGTTGCCGCAAATGAATACAAGACAAAACGCGCCGCTGAATACCCCGATTTTCGTGACTATCTGGACGGCATTGTGAAGGGCGATCAAGAACAGATTGCCGCATACATTGCTGCTTGTCAGGCCGTTAAAACCAAGTATCCAAAGGCATAAGACATGGTCGCTACATTAAATACCACCGTCATCCAGAACGCCTCATCCTCCACCGCCAACATTACGTTGGACACGGCAGGTAACGTCACAGGCGGCGCAAACCTTGTTGCTACGGGTATGCCGTATGGGTCTTCGTCGTTTCTGCGGAACCGTATTATCAATGGCGATATGAGAATAAACCAAAGGAATGCCAGTGTAACCGCTAGTGGCTATACTGTAGATAGATTCCAATATGTTGCTTCTGTTTCTTCAAAAGGAACTTTGGCACAAAATACATCTATTTATCCAACTGGGTTTAATTATTCTTTAGGATTTACATCTTCTTCTGCTTATTCAGTTGGAGCAGGAGATTATTTTGCTATCAACCAAACCATTGAAGGTTACAACATAGCAGACCTTGGATGGGGGACTGCAAACGCCAAAACGGTTACGTTGTCTTTTCAAGTTTATTCGTCTTTGACGGGTACTTTTGGAGGTTCATTAAGCAGTTACGCTTCAACTAGATCGTATCCATTTACTTATTCAATTTCATCTGCAAACACTTGGACAACCATTTCTATTACTGTTCCGGGCGATACAACTGTATCTGCTACTAATTGGAAAATTGATAATAATGCGGGAATGAATGTTTGGTTTGGACTTGGTGTTGGCACAACTTATAGTGGCGCTGCTGGATCATGGTCTGGTTCTGCTTATTATTCAGCCACAGGTGCTACATCCGTCGTCGGTACATCCAGCGCAACCTTCTACATTACAAGCGTCCAACTTGAACAAGGTTCTGTAGCCACACCATTTGAACGGCCATTATACAGCAAGCAGTTGGATGATTGTCAGCGGTATTATCAAATGTCTTATGATTATGGTACTGCTCCGGGAACAGCAACTAATACTGGTATTATTGCGTTTGGAGTTGCAATAAATGGTGCTACTACAGGTTCAGGTTTTATTCCATTTAGGGTTTCCATGAGGGCTACGCCAAGTATTTCTTATTGGGATGGCGCAGGTAATGCTAGTAAAATAACAATTGGTGGTACTAGTGGGCAAGGCAATAATTATACTCCTAGTGGCGCACCTGCACTCATAGGTTTAAATGGGTTTTCTCATCCGGGACAAGGGGTATCTGGTAATATTACCAACTGGCTTCATTACGCTGCATCTGCGGAGTTATAATTATGTACACCAATGCACAATATATCACTGAAAATGGCGTAAATACCATAATTAGCGTTGAAATTAACGGCGTGCCTTCATTTGTGCCATTAAACGAAACAAACTCTGACTATGCGGCGATTATGGCTTTGATTGCAGACGGAAAACTTACCATTGCGGAGGCTTCATAATGCCTATCACCCTGAACGGAACCACTGGCATACAAACTCCTCTTGGGTCGGCTGGATCACCTGTTAATTCCAACACCACCACACCTACCACTGGCGTATATTACCCATCCGCCACAACATGGGGCGTATCTACGGCGGGTACTAATGCGCTGTATATAGATGCTTCGCAGAATGTGGGTATTGGGACGACTTCGCCAAATAGACTTTTGTCTTTGTATGCCACGCAACCCGTGTTTCAAATTACCAACGTAGCGTCAGGAAACACACAAGGAACTATTCAATATCAAGTTTCTGGTTCAACTGAATTTGTCGTTGATAATCAAGGAAGTGGTTCTGGAGGCGCTATTCGTTGGATGCAATCCGGCACTGAACGTATGCGTATTGACTCCTCCGGCAATCTGCTGGTGGGGACGTCAAGTAATTTTGGATTAAGTGGAAAATTTGCGGTAGCCAATGCTTCTGGTCCAATTGGAAGTTTTTCTTGCCAAAATTCTGCAACGGCATTTGGTTTTGGCAATCAAAGTGGAACTGCAACTTATAACGCCATATACTTTTACACCAACGGCTTTGGAACGAACGTCGGAAGCATTGCTGTAAACTCTGCGTCTACTAGCTACAACACGACTTCTGACCAACGTCTAAAAACAAATGTTCAAGACGCAGAATCTGCATTGCCCATTTTAGAGACGATAAAAATTCGTCAATTTGATTGGGTCACGACAAATGCACATGAACGGTATGGCGTTGTTGCCCAAGAACTTGAAATTGTAGCACCTGAAGCTGTGTCACAGGGCATAACGGAAAATGATATGTGGGCAGTTGACCACAGTAAGTTAGTCCCCATGCTCGTCAAAGCCATCCAAGAACTTAAAGCAGAATTTGACGCATATAAGGCCGCGCACCCATGATCCGTGGATTGGCAGCGCGTCTTTAGTAGTGTTATATTCAACATGCCATGGTGCGTGGCATTAACCACATAGTAGGATAGAAAATGGAAAATATCGAAATCACTTTGAAATTTAAAGTTGCAGACGTAAACGTTCTTTTGGCAGGTCTTGGGAAGTTGCCTCTCGAAGCCGGAGTTACGGTTTATGAAAACTTGAAAGCACAGGCTCAGGCCCAGCTTGCTTCCGCAGAAGCTTCAAAGGCTCCTGAAGAGGCAAACTAACTATATCCACATGAATAAGGTTGCCGAATGCCCTTACAAAAAATCCAATTCAGACCGGGGATTGTTCGGGATTTAACGGCCTATACCACTGAAGGTGGTTGGTACGACGGCAACCTTGTTCGCTTTCGCTTCGGCTTTCCGCAATCAGTGGGCGGATGGGAGCGTTTCTCTAACAATACCTACCTTGGAATTGCTCGATCCCTTATGGGATGGAGTACCTTGGCTGGTCAGTACTATATAGGTGTCGGAACGAGCGTTAAGTTCTACATCGAGAGTGGTGGTCAGTATTATGATGTGACACCGATTCGTAGAACGGTGACATTGACTGCTTGGAGCGTGTCACAGCCAACGGGTGGTCCTTTCACAGCGACCAATGGTTTAAAGATCATCAATGTCTATGATGTAGGACAAGGCTGTACGCTGGGCGATTACGTCACGTTCTCTGGTGCTACGAGCCTTGGTGGAAATCTGACAGCGGCCATTTTAAATACTGAATATGCCATCACAAAAATAGTTGATGGTGACAATTATCAAATTACTGCCTCTGTAAATGCCGCTGCTGGTGACACGGGTCACGGTGGCACTGTCACGGCAAAATATCAAATCAATACTGGTCTTGATAGTGCTGTTACGGGTGCTGGTTGGGGTGCTGGTACTTGGAGTCGAGGGACATGGGGTTCAAGCGTAGCCCTTGATTCTGGCAATACACTTCGCATGTGGTCGCAAGACACATGGGGGGAAAATCTTGTCTTCTCCGTACATAATGGTGGTATCTACTATTGGCAAAGTATGGTTGGGACGACTTCTCAGATTCCTCCAACGACAAGTCCTGCTACTCGTGCTGTGACTATTGCTTCTCTGTCCACGGATACGAGTTGCCCGACAAGTGCTACCCAGATTCTTGTATCAGACAGGGATCGGCATTTGATTGCCTTTGGTCCGAATAACTATATCAGTTCATCAAATACTATCGTTACTACCCAAGATTCGATGTTGATACGGTGGTCCGATCAAGAAGATTTCGCAACATGGTATCCTACGGCCACGAACTCTGCTGGTGATCTGCGTCTTGGAACGGGTAGCCAGATCATCAGGGCCGTGGAGACAAAGCGAGAAATCCTCGTTTTCACGGACATTGCTGTGTACTCGATGCAGTTTATTGGTCCTCCATACACCTATGGCATCCAACAAGTGTCTAGCAATACTACAACAATTGGTTTCAATGCCTTTGCAGTTGTTGAAGATAATGTGATCTGGATGGGCCTGAACAAGTTTTATATCTATGCCGGATCAACAGACGAATTAGTATGTCCTATTAAAAATTACGTGTTTAACAATTTAAATTTTGCTCAAGCGGATAAAATATGCGCGGCGGTAAACTCCGAGTTTAACGAAATTACGTGGTTTTACCCTTCAGCAAGTGCCAGTGAGAATGATAGCTACGTGACGTATAACTATTCTGATAAGGCGTGGACGTATGGAAGTCTTGCAAGGACAGCATGGCTAGACCGTGGCGTGTTAGATAATCCTGTAGCTGCTGGAACGGATGGTTATCTGTACAACCATGAAATGGGAACTGATGATGGTAGTCAAAATCCCGCTGTCGCCATTAACTCCTATATCGAAAGTTCACCTTTTGATATTGGAGAGGGTGAGCAGTTCTCGTTCATCAAGCGAATCATTCCTGACATCACCTTTGTCAACTCGACTGATTCGCCTACGGCTTCCATGACACTGAAGATGCAGAACTTTCCCGGTTCAAACTACTCCCAGACTAAGGCATCTTCTGTAGTACAGAGTGCTACAGTTCCTGTGGAACAATTCACGGAACAGGTTTTCGTTCGACTTCGTGGTCGTCAGGCAACCTTCAAGGTTGGAAGTAATAAGGTCGGAACAAGATGGGTATTGGGTTCTCCGAGGCTTGAAATTCAACCTGATGGGCGGCGTTAATGGATCGTCGCCTTATCTTCCCAAGGTTCGAGAACCCTCCGAACGATTACAACAAACGCTATTTTGATAATCTGATCAACATGTTGAATGTGTTGATGGTGGCTCTGCGTAGTCCGGGTGTTGGACGGCAGACAACCATGGTCTTTACAACTCTGCCAAACAACGATTACGGCCTAGAGCCGGGATCTTTGTTTGAGATTAACGGGGCTTTGTATGTTTCCGTGGTATATAGGGCGTTTCCAAATGGCGTTTCTGGGACAGGCAGTGCTGGGTCGGTCACGGTAACAACAGTCTGATGCTTGTATTTTCAATCATAAAAAGGTATTGTGTCATGGTCTACAACTCAGGTTTGACACCTGCCACAGCTTTAATTCATCAAGGATAAGCAATGGTGCAGGGTATTGCGTCTTTAGACGCCCAACAGCCACAAACACAACCAATGCAACCTGACCAAGGACAGGCATCGCCAGATGCTGTCGCGGCGTTGGGCAAGGCATTTACGAGCTTATCTGCACAAGAACTCACCCAACTTCGTGAATTATCTGATGACCTGAAGAATATGTCACCAGATAAGCTGACGATCATTTCCCAGATCATTCAGTTCATGAAGACGCATTCTGATAAGTATGATCAGGCTATACAGATTCTTGTAACAAAGGGTTTGATCCAGCCCGGTGACATGCCCCCTCAATATGTTCCGAGCTTCTTTGACATCCTTGACGGCATCGTAAAACAGGCTATGGAGGCTGCGAAGGCTGGCCCTG